GGCATAGTTGTTCGTATTAAACGTGGAGATGATCCCGAGTGGTTTGAAGCCGCAGCCAGTGTGAATCGCGGACCTGAAGGAAATACATCATGGGCTTTGAGTAGAACAAAGATGGAAAAATTAAAAATTCACGACAGCGAAACTGCTTGGGTTGGCTACAAGACTGATTACATTGTAAGTAATGATGGCTCTATTGATGAGCTTTATACGCAGATAGAGGACATTGTTAAAAATCAGGCCGCAGATCCCCTTGTCTCCATTTAACTCCTTCTTTTTGTAGTGTGCGTTGACAGTTAGCGCACACTGTCTTTAAATTTGTATAACGGTTGTTGGTTAAATTCCCATCAACGTAAAATACATCAAACTGTTCAATATACTTGCTAGTGTATCCACACTTGTCGCAAGTACTTTTCTTTTTATATCCTGCTAATGCCCATAGCGGATCGCCATCTTTGCGTCCTCGACTACAATGATCGCATTTTGATCTATAAAATGCCTTACCTTCCTTGTAGTAGTTCACGGCTACTGGTCGTTGACGACATATTTTACATAAACTTCTCATACCCCGCCCTTTTTGTGCCCTTTTATCGTGGTATTTAACCCTTAATTTTTTGGTTTGGCTGCTAAATAAAACAAAGTAATCCATTAAGGAGATTTAAAACATGGCTAATTTAGCTTCACCAGGTGTACAAGTAACCGTAATTGACGAGAGTTTTTATACTCCCGCTGCCCCAGGAACTGTACCATTAATTTTTGTTGCGAGTGCAGCAAATAAACAAAATTCTAGTGGCACAGGCACAGCGCAAGGTACACTAGAAGCCAACGCAGGTACAGTATATGTAATCACAAGTCAACGTGATTTAACAGATACTTTTGGTACACCATATTTTGAAACTGACAACAGTAATAATCCAATCAACGCTAGCGAAATTAGCGAATACGGTCTACAATCTGCTTATAGTTTGTTAGGCGTAAGTAGCCGAGCATATGTTGTTCGTGCTGACATTGATTTGGGCGAACTTGCTCCTTCCACTAGTGCTCCAACAGGCATGCCAGTGGGCGGCACATACTGGGTTGATACAGCAAAAACATCTTTTGGTATCAATGTATGGAACACAGTTACTAATACATTCTCTTTACAGACTCCATTAATTATCAACAACGATAACATGGCCACTGCAATGAGCCAATCAGTTGCTGGCGCTCCTGCTGATAACTTTGGTAAACAAGGTAATTTTGCCGTAGTTGTTACCAGTGACAATGACATTACAATGCCACAAGCAATTTGGTACAAAACACAAGCAACATCAAATGCTTGGATTGAAGTTGGTGGCAGCAATTGGTACGGTGACAGCCTACAACTAGTAGTTGCTCCGCATACACAATATCCAGACTTTACAGCCGCTACAGGTAGTAGTGCTCCAACTGGTAGCGTATGGGTTAAAACAACAACTCCAGGTCAAGGTGCTAACTGGAATATTCAACACTACAACGCCAGCACAGAAGCATGGACTACAGTAGTTGCTCCAGTGTACACCAGTACAACAGCAGCTCTTTACAGCTACGATAGCGTTGGTGGTGGCACAAATATTGCTTCTGGTGCGTTATTCGTAGAAGCAGATCCAGACCACTGGTACATTAATACTGGAACAAATACACACGCTGAATTTAAAATTTGGAGATACAGCGGAGTTGGATCAACTAGTATTACAAGCGCAGGAAGTTCTGGTAGCACAACAACTAACTCCTTATTCTATGTTAGAGAATCTATCCCAGGTTCAAATGCTTGGAGCGGTATCACAACTATCACAGTTCCTGGTTTAAGCCCACATCCAATTGGTCAAGCAATTGCTAATCAGATCAATTTGTCTGGATTGGCATATCTTTCTGCTTCGTTTAACGCAACAACAAACAAGACAACCATCACACATACTGCTGGTGGTGATTTTGAATTGTATGATCACTCCGGAGCATTGGCATTGGCTGGTTTCTCCGCATATAGTGTTGATCCTAGTACTAACATCCCAAGTGGCACACCTAATTTATATGCTGCTCCCAAGGCAGATGGTTGGGCATTCACTGGACAAGGCGCATCATTTGCTGATGCTGGATTGTTCCTAGCATCTAGCTGGGGTCCATTGGTTTATGAATCAAGTGCTGCTCAACCAACAACTGCGCCTGCTAACGGCACACTATGGTTTGACAGTAACTATACCGCAGTTGACATTATGTACAACAATGGAACACACTGGCAAGGTTACGCAAATGCGTTCCCTAACACAGATCCAAATGGTCCTATTGTTTCTGCCACAGCTCCAACAACTCAAAGTGGCCCAGACTATGGTAATTTAGTTAATGGCGATATTTGGGTCAGTACTGCTGACATGGACATGTATGGCGCAAACATTTATGTTTATAGCACAGTAAATGGCTGGGTATTACAAGATACTACAGATCACCACACTCCTAACGGTTGGGTATTTGCTGATGCTCGTTGGAGCGGAGCAGGTGACGATGTACAACCAGATTCAATTGCTACACTATTGACATATGATTATGTTGATCCAGATTGTGTAGACCCAGCTTTGTATCCAAAAGGTACACGTTTGTGGAACACACGTCGTAGTGGTAATAATGTTAAGAAATATGTAACAGGGTACATTGACATTAACGCTAACAACGGCTTAAATGATCGTTATCCATATGACGTTAATGGTGCTGGCGAAAGCATGGCTGCTTACAATGTAGATCGTTGGGTATCTGTTGACAGCCAAAAGGCAGATGGTTCTGGTAACTTTGGACGATTTGCTCAACGTGCTGTAGTTACTTCAGCATTCAAGGCACTAATTGACACAAATCAATCTATCCGTGATACAGAAACATTACAATTTAACTTAATTGCTTGCCCAGGATATCCTGAAGCAGTTCAAAATATGGTTGATTTTAATACAGAAATTGGCAACACCGCATTTGTTGTAGGTGATACTCCTTTCCGTCTAGAACCAACTGGCACTGCTTTAAGCAACTGGGGTAACAACACAGCAATGGCCACAGACAACAACGAAACTGGTGTTGTGACTTATGATGATTATTTGGCATTCTACTATCCAAGTGGTTTAACAAACGACAATAAGGGTAACACCATTGTTGTTCCTCCAAGCCACATGATGTTGAATACTATTGTTAACAGTGACGCAGTAAGTTACGAATGGTTTGCTCCTGCTGGTCTAAACCGTGGCGGCATTATCAATGCTACCTCGGCTGGATACGTTGATATGAATGGTGTATTCCAATCAACAGCAGTTCCACAAAGCCTACGTGATGTATTGGCTGGTGTTAAGATTAATCCAATCTCTACACTACAAGGTTCTGGACTAGTATGTATGGGTCAATACTCAAGAGCAAAAGTTGCTAGTGCGTTAGATCGTATCAATGTTGTTCGTTTAGTTGCTTACTTACGTAGACAGTTGAACATCTTGGCTAAACCATATTTGTTTGAACCTAACGATGCTCAAACACGTAAAGAAATTAAAGGTGCGGTTGACAGTGTACTATTAGAACTAGTAGGACAACGCGCGTTAAACGACTTTATTGTAGTTTGCGATACAACCAACAACACACCTGCTAGAATTGATAGAAGCGAGTTACACGTAGACATTGCTATTGAGCCAGTTAAGGCTGTAGAGTTCATTTATATTCCTCTACGTATCCTTAACACAGGTGCTATTGCATCTGGTAACTACGGTTCATTAGCCGCGTAAATATAAGAATAAGGAGCATATAAATGCCAATTTCAAGTTTAAGTAATTTTACAGTACCATTATCAACCGACCAGAGCGCAAGTGCTCAAGGGTTGTTAATGCCAAAGCTAAAGTATCGCTTCCGTGTTACTTTAACTGGATTTGGCGTGGCAGGTACTCCAACTACAGAATTAACCAAACAGGTTATGAGTGTAACACGCCCTGAAGTCACATTTGACGAAATTAAATTGAATGTGTATAACAGCACAGTTAAACTAGCAGGTCGACACAGCTTTAGTGATATTTCACTTATGGTGCGTGATGATGTGACTGGTGCTGTAAGTGGCAAAGTTGCTGAACAAATGCAAAAACAATTTGATTTCTTTGAACAAGCAAGTGCTGCTTCTGGTATTGATTACAAGTTTGCTACCATCATTGAAATACTTGATGGCGGCAACGGCGCATTTACTCCAAATGTTTTAGAAACATTCCAGTTAGATGGTTGCTGGGTTAAGAAAGCAACATATCAAGGTGGCGATTATGCCAGCGCAACAGATCCATTAGACATTAAGTTAGACATCTGTTACGATAACGCTACACAAGTTGACAGCGCAGGTAACGTAACTGGACTAGGCAGAAACATTGGCCGTACAGCACGTTCTCTAGCACTAGGCGGTTAATTAAACACTACCCCAAAGAGGCTCGGTTTTATACCGGGCTTTTTTAGCGACTAAATATTCATATGAGTAATGCTTTCACAAATTTTCTAGGCGGTGTAGTAAACGGACTACTTGGCAACCCTAGTGCTAACATGCGTGACTATCAACATGCCAGTAGACTTTATGTTGATAACACCTATGCTCGATCTCCTAAACATGGGTTTTTGTATTTTGTAGCATTTAATTTTAATGACGGTGTTATTCGTGATCAACAATGGGCATCATTTGGAAAAGTTGATGCTGGATTGCTAGTTAAAAAAGTCGACCTTCCTAGATTTAAAATTGCCACTGATACATTAAATCAATACAATAGAAAAACTGTGGTACAAACACGTTTAAATTACGAACCCATTAGTTTAGAATTTCACGATGACAACAGTGAAATTACTACCGGGCTTTGGAAAAATTATTACAAATATTATTATACAGACAGCGCATATGGCGGTTATAACGACCTACATCCGCCAGCTAAATCAAAAAAATCTGGAATTGGACAAGCATTGTTTGGTGGTATCCTAGCCAAAGGTTCTAGTCTTAATCAAAATAAATCTAATTCAGTATCGGTTCCTGCAGCATTTGGTGATACAAAATATGGCGCCACCGATTTTGCCTATGGTTTTGATAATTTACAAACTGTTCCGTTTTTTAAAAGCATAGATATCTATGTGTTACATCAACAAAAATTTACACAATACACTCTAGTAAATCCCATAGTAACAGAATGGCAGCACGATAGTTTAAATCAAGAAGAAGGCGGCAAAATATTACACAGCAAGATGAATATAGCATACGAGAACGTGCTATATAATCAAGGGTCGATACAAAAAGGTCAGGAATCTGGAACATTTGAAGCAAGGTATTATGACTCTACACCAAGC